NCTCATTGAACCATCCTGTAAATTACTCCTAAACTCATCACAAAGGTCACCTGGATCAACTTTATCAATGCCAGTGATGCCACGGGTACATAGACCAGCTTCAAAATAAGTACAATCCCCGCAGCTACGACTGTCCGTTCCACCCTGGTAACGATAATTTGCAAATTCCTTAGTTATCGACGCGGTGTCACGATCCGATTCTCGGTCATTCACATCGGCCATTTAGCCCTCCAAGCGCGGCGCATCACTTAGCCGGATTTCATCAGGTGGCATTTTCAAGGCGAAGGACATGCTCGCGCCACGTCCTACTTCACGCAAATACCACTCATCAGAACCAGCCTTGCGCACTAATACGGCTCGCAATAGCAATATGCCTTCCGGCGTTTCCTTCCAGTGCTTGAGCACATATTCATTTGCGCGCGTCGGGCTTAACTCGGCGATCCAGCCATTGATCACAGCATTTTCAAGCGCCTCTAAATAGGTGCGTTCACAATGACGCCTCCAAATGACTGCTTGAAGCGTTCTAAGCTCCAATGGAAGTTTTGACCATTGATTGCTGTCAAATCCCTCCGGTCGCCTGGCTAATGCACCGCTCCCAAAAGTGGCGAGGACTTCTTGATCAGACATCTCAGCCATCTCACGCTGGGCTGACCTGCGCTCCAAATCCATTTCGGTCAGTAACGTTTTTCCAATAAAGATGGCTCGAATGTCCTCCGACTTGGCCTCAGCATCCGACCCCCATTTCTTCGGGATAAGACCAGTGCAACCTAACCGGCTGGCATGTCGTTTAATGTGAGCAATGGTGCGCGAGCGATCCTTGGCGCGACCAATTGCCTGGACAGCATTTTTTACATCCCCGCAATTTTCAATCGGGAAGCCTCCCCAGGGCAATGCCTTTCCTTCACTCGCCAATTCTTTGCGACGGCCTTGCGAAAATTCACGACGTTCCACAAGCTCATCCATAAACTTAGCCCTCCTGCCTATGACAAGCGAACGGGTGGCCATTTCCATTCCCGCCTCAGCCCACCATGCTTTTGGTACAAATTTTTCCCTGCCCAACCGCTTTGCATTTCTAATAATGTGTGCAATGGTAGCTCGGCGGTCCTTCGCTCGTCCTATGGCTCGTATGGCACGTTTCAAATCTCCAAAATCTTCAATCGGATAACCACCCCAGGGGAGTGCCCATCCCCTGGTGGCTAATTCTTCTCGTTTGGCTTTGTTAAAGTATCTTGACCTGCTGCGAGCAGTCCGACCCTTCCGCCTGGGCTTTGGTGCTGCCAGTCCACCAGCGCCTGGCTGACTACCACCAACCTCGCCTGGTCTTCCCGCGTGTCCTACATGACCGGAGCCTGGGCCTCCGCGATGGATAATATCCCTAATAATATCCACCAGACTCCGGTCGGTCGTTCTTGCGCTCATATGTTCGGCCCCTTCACCACCCTCGGCGTTTGGATAACTTTTTCTCACTTGCTCCCACGCGTAACGAATAGCACAATCGCGTGGATTAGTGGCCCCTGCACAATCAGCAGTAAGCGCAAACTCGAACGATTTTTTCCAAAGCTCCTTAGCCTCGCCAGCCAATCTTGCCGGCACAGGAAAATTGCTGCCCATTGGATTAGGATACTGTTCCGCGACTTGACTTGGTCTTAAAGCCTGTTCTCCATTTGTTTGGGCGCGGGCAAGTACAGGTACGGTGAATGTGTTATCCATTTTGCTGACCCACTCACCACTTTCGCCCTTCCTATAAGATTGTTTGACTTTAGTCCATGCCATGGCCGCGGAACAAGCATCCCTATCATCTTCGGACTTAGATGCACATGTATCATCGTAAGCCCGTAAAAATTCAGTGCGCCAAATCTCAGCGGCTTCGCCTTTCAAAACATTTGGCACGGTTACGGTATCAGGCATCTCGCTTCACCCATACATCTTACAAGAATCATCATCTGAAAAAAAGCACATCCGCGTCATACTTGCTCAGATTCCTTTTTTTCAGATTCGCCTTCTTTTGGCTCCGCGGCAGGCACCGCCGCCTCTTTTGGTGGTATTTCCGTATAAGGATTAGCTATATCTTCATCAAGAATTATTCTTGGTTCGTCAGGGGTTTCCATTGAACCTCCAAAATATCTGAAAACTCTTCACCCATCGCCTCGATGCGTTCTCTGGAAAATTGAGAATAAGCAGTAGAAGCATCTTTATTTTTCCTCAGCATATTATTCCAACTCCAAGTCCCAACAGTTGATCTAGTTTCATTAGGAAAATAACCATATAAATGCCGATCAGCATAATCATTCCACCAGTACATAAGATCATAATGAAAATCTTTAGGGATTTCTCGATTTTTTGCCAGCACAATCCAACGCCCATCAGGAACAACTACATGTAGTTCAGTGTGCCCATACTTAATCATTAATTTAAGATCACTCATGGATGGCGGATAACTTTGACCAGCATAAGATGGTGGATGATTATGGATGCTCGCCACCGGATCAGGATACTCATACCTCCGGTCGAGCATCTGCATCAACGCCAAGTCTCTATCACTCATAACAACCGATGTTTCTGTACCAACAGTATAAATATCTTGGCCACGATTAGAGTACATATAAAATTCTTCATGATTCAAATTTCTCAGTTCTTCGGCAATTTTATCAAGCGCAGTCTGCATATCGCGTAAAATGACCCGCTCTCCAGTCTCTTCATCAGTCGTCATCATCCTAAAGCCTTCGACTTCTTTCCTCATAAATCTCCAGCCCTCAGACAACTCCATTTCTGGAGGTAGTCGAATCGGTGCCCGCCCCTCAGGTATATGGATGCCGGCTGCTCCTCTGGGCAATGACCCGCCCACTTCTCCTGGTCTTCCGCGATGTCCATGGTGGCCACTGCCAGGACCTCCCCGACCGATCAAACATCTTCCCTTCCAAGGCCCTTCCAAAAGTTTAGGCTCCCAAGGTCCCCAATGCTGATAGCGCGCCAAGTTAATCCGCGCTTCATCAGCAGTGTATTTGAAAGTATCCTTGATTTTTCCGCGCTCGTAGAAATCGTCCTTGCGGAAAATCCGGCCTCTCTCAATCTCAAATACATGATCGCCAATCTCAATCCAAGAATGGGCGAACCTGATACCTTCAAGTCGCCCCTCTCCTGCGACAGTTCCATGCACAAGTTTGGCATCATCGCCAAACTTCATTCCATCCCCCATAACCAACCAGCGAGCAGCTTCCTCAAAGCACATGCCTGTTACCGCTGGCCGATCTTCAGGCGGAATTTGTAAATCTCCACCGTTCGAGGGTAGCGAACCTCCCACCTCGCCTGGTCTACCTTTGTGTCCATGATGACCCGATCCTGGACCGCCTCGCTCAATTATTGGGGAAATTGCTGTTGGTGGCTCGAATTGAAATCCGTGATCCCCATCGATAGGCTGGCGATGGTCGTTATCGCCATTCCTTATTTCCATTGGAATGCCGTCAGGAAAGGCGAGACAAAAAGGCCAGATCACATAATTGGCACAATAAAAGCAAGGTGGCTCGCGCACGATTTCACTTTCAACCACCATATTCCTCCGAAAGTTGATCAAACCAGTTGACGATTTCAGGGTGTAGCACATCCCTATGCCCCATAGCCCAGATCGCGAAGTTTTCAGCCATACACTCGCGCCAGTTATCCCTTGACCTATGAGTTATTCCATAATCCTGCCGCCAAGTAGCATTGTTTGTAAACGATCCAAGAAGAGCATCCTCATATCTGCGGAAATGATCGTGTAAATGAATGTAGTGACCAAATTCATGAAGCATGGCTCCTTTGAATTGGTCTGTCTCACGATTTTCAACCCAAAATCGGCTGTGGGACTCTTTATGTCGAGCCGGATCGTCCAGTAACTCTATCTTCTTGGACAAATTGGAATATTCATCGCGCTCATCTTGACTTAATTTTCCTCCTGAAAGCAACATCATCATTTTCGCTTCGATACCAGTTCTATGAGCTTTTTCAGATTGCTTGGTAATCCAGGAGCTTATTTTAATCCAGCCGCCTCCAGCATTTTTATAAGACGAATCGCCATAGCTTGGATAAAGGATTTCCCAGAGCAAATCATCCTCGCCAAATTCCTCATACTCCCGCATCGTTTTCAGATCAGGGAAAAGGCTTTTAATCAGGGCAAATGTCTCAGCCATCTCCCGATAATCTTCTAGCCTCATCACTTTTTCATATTGTTTACTCTCCAATTCCTCTTCTTGGATCAGCAGCTTTCCCAACCCATTTTTCCCCATGAAGTTTTCATTAATGTAATCGATATATTCTTCTTTTGTCTCAAATTCTGGCACCGATAAAGGAGCCTTTTCGCTAATGACGCCGACCGCTCCCTTGGGCAAGCTCCCGCCAACCTCCCCTGGACGACCTTTGTGCCCATGATGCCCTGATCCTCGGCCACCTTTTTCAATAAAACTTCGATATTTATCAGGCGGCGGGAAAAGCTCGGCATCTTCCGAGGTGGGAAATCTCATCGACCAGCCGGCATCGTCGGATACCATGATGGTTAACGATTGTTCCGGTGGATACCCCATATCTTCTAAAAGCTCTTCCCATCTCCTGAAGAGCATATCCAGATTTTCAAAGCCGGTTCGATAATAAACAAGCACCGGCTCAGCACCAACATAAGTGGAGAAGCCGCGTATAGATTCCTCGCCGTAAGGCATTAGGTCCAAGTGGTCCTGATGACCCGTCAGCCCAACAATTACCTTGCCCTGCTTGTCGATGGCGAATAAAGGATCGCGATCTTTTACCAATTTGAATGCCGAGAAATACCAGCCGGCATCAGGATCATGTTTAGCGCCGTACTTTTTAAGATATTCCTTGCCTCTCAACCACAGACCTGTTTTGGTTTCATCTACTGGGCGCTCGACGGTGATAGTAATTGGACCGATACCCTCACCAGGTAGACTGCCTCCAACCTTACCAGGTCGTCCGCGATGTCGATGATGACCAGAACCTGGACCGCCACGAAAAACCAGCGTGACCAGGCTGCGAGTTTCTAATAACTCTTCTGCTTTTCTTTTAGTAATGTTCCAAGCACGTTCCTTTTCAAAACTCTCCTCAGTGCTCCAAAGCGTATTGCCTTGTTGATCCGAGATGTCAACCACCAAATTTTCAGACCATTCCAGAAGCTCGCGCACTCTTCGATCCTGGGCATTGGTTGGAGGTCGCGCCAAATCAATGATAAAATCGGTGTCGTACATTCCCATTCGGATCGCGCCAGTCTTAACCATGAACCAGGTCATGCCATCTGTGCCGCCAGGCGCTTCATCGGGCAGCACTCGACCAATGTCGCGATGATCATATGAGCGCGTACCTGCTGGTCCACCTTCACGTTTGCCACTGAAGTCCAGCATCTGACCTTCGGATAAAATGTAGCCGGCTTCTCTTGGATTCTCAGTTTCACCAAATTCCTTGATTGATGCTTTCTCAAGCTCCCATGCCTCATCTTCATCGTACTCCCATGAGACAGTAGGAGGGGGAGGGGGTGCATCTTCTTTTTTCATGAAAGATGAGTGTGGGTGATTCCTAACCAAGCCAGCATCTGGACCTGTCAAATATTCAATATAAAACAAGGGGTCTGGCGGTCCGCCAAAATAAGCTATGACACGACCCTCAACCCCCCAATTCATTACCACTCTTTCACCGATCTTATATAAATATTTTTCCTGGTCGGCTGGTTCTGGTCTATGTGCTTCATGCGGTATGGGAGGTAGCGCGCCAACACCTGCTGGCAATGAGCCACCGACCTCACCAAGACGACCACGATGACCGTGATGACCAGAACCAGGACCGCCGCGCGTGGTCAGCAGCCCCAATAAATTATCCAATGCCTGGGTAAATGCCTCCGCTTGTTTTTGTAGCGTCATCCCCCGTTAGTCCTCCAATTCTGGGAAAGGTCCAGCATACCCCATTTTCCTAGCCCAGATTGTTATTTCATTGCGCCAAACAGCGATTGGTATATCGGGAGGAGCAATCTCATGCTCGTCTGATAAAAGCAACTTCAACGCTTCTCTCATGTTCAAAATAAACAAGAATATTCTCTTACCCAATGGGAGAGACATTTTCATCATCTTCAAGCTCACCCTCTACAATTTCTTCATCTTGTACATCTTCAGGACGTTCTGCCTCACCTGGAATAAATATGGCTACAGTGCCTTCACCAGTTGGTAGCTCAGGCAGATCGGGCAAGTCTGCAAGTTGTGTATCTTCGCCTGAGCCTTTAGCTGCTTTCAATCTTTTCATTGCTTCTATCTCACGGGGTGAGTATCGTTTCAAAGGCATAATCGCCCTCCCGCTCCATGACATCAACCCAAACTTCGCCCTCTGTATATTCATGAGGCAATTCTACTGCATCAAACATCTTTCTCAATCGGCGTGTAGCGCTCAAATGTTTCTGCCTGCTGCCTCCCCATTGAGGGACAGCGACTGAGCGCAGCACTCTTCGCTCTTCACCATCTCGAAACCAAGTCCAACCACCCAAGCCCATGCTGACCAAAAGCCCTTCAACCTCAACTCGCTCTTGATCACTTAATGGATTTTCAAAATGGAAGTCAGTTACTGGCGAACAATCTTGAGGCGGCTCACATTCCCTCATTAATAAAACCGCTTCTTGATCATGCTTTCGAGCAGTCTCGGCAATCAATCTCAGCGCATTACCATTTCCTGAATAACTAACAACCCAGGTTGGCTCACTCCCTCCCTCCCAACCGCCAATACCAGCCTGGACCGACAGGTTTTTCACTCCTTTAATTTCAGTCATCCTGCTCTCGAAAACACCCATTTCTGCATAAACCCGCTGAGCCGATTTTCCTGGCTTGGCACTTGTGATACCTACTGCAACTTTGCCAAGACCCTTTCCTTTTTGTGATCCGCCGACTTCACCTGGGCGACCGCGATGCCCATGGTGCCCACTGCCAGGACCGCCTGGGCTTTTCTCAACCAATGAGCGCTCTTCACCATGTGCCCTGGCTTTTCTCTGCGCCAGATACCAAGCCCATCCATGGAAGTCTGCGCCCTCTAGCTGCACATCACCATAGGATCGAATCTCTTTTAAGCCATAGCCTTTATGCAGATCGAAATCAGTGATGAGAGCACCATTGTTCAAATTATCCTTGGGGATCGCGACAATGCCGACATTCTCAGGATCGATCTGCGCAAGCACTTCGGGTGGCGTAAAAAATAGCGGATTTTCAACGCCAGTCGCCGATTCCCTGCCGAAGAAATATTGGCTCATGAGGTCGCTGACCGCATAACGCGAATGCTCATACATCTCGCGATCAAAATCAAATCTATAATCGCCACCTAGCTCGTCTAACTCGCCCAATCGATCCAGGACCGATCGGCTCCACTCATAATGATCAACCTCTTCCCTGCTAACTGGATCGCGGCTGATACGCTCGCCATCTCCAATATATTCAACATCCGGCTCGCTCTCTATAAATTCGGCTGATACCATCGCGGCCAATCTTGTGTCATGCGCTAAATCTGTGGCGATGTCTTGATCAATTGTCATGGAAACGATTTGATCCTTGGCATCCCCGCCGAGGCCGCCCACGCCAGCCGCTGAAAGCTCATCGCTTTCCATCACCTCGTTGAGCGCCGTCGTCATATGGTAAACAGTTTCTGGTATGCGCTCATCATCCCAACCAATGACGATCCCCCGAATCGGTGCGCCACTGCGTTGACTTATACCCATACCGTTTAGCTCGAAATCTTTTATTCCTGGGGGGATTTGAGATGCAGGCACACTAATATAGGTGCCAGGTTTTCCAATGCCCGCCTCGCCTTCAAGCTCCTCCTCAGGCTCCATCGGGATGAACCACTCAGCGCTTGCCTCATCAATGACCAGGGGCACTCTTTCGTATTCGCCGCCCTCAGTCTCCCTGTATGTTTGCTCGCTCGTCAAATAGTGTCTACCGCTCTCATCCTCAATAATGTCGATGACCTCATATCTGGTGCCATACCAACCAAGGCCGCCTTTGGTCATGACATATCCAATCTTTGCCGGCTTAGCCGCTGGTGCTCCGGCTGCTCCTTTTGGGAGAGAGCCGCCCACCTCCCCAGGGCGGCCTTTGTGCGCGTGATGCCCGCTGCCCGGTCCTCCTGGGGAACGCTCGATTGCCACTCGGCGCATCGATCCATAAATAGACGCTTCGACTGTTGATCTTTCACGCCCTGAGCGCTCCAAGGCTGTAAGCCATTCATCTCTGACGGCATTATTTTCAGTGGGCACCCAATCTTGATGTGGCTCATGACCAATCTCGGTCAGAAAGTCCAGCGCTTTTCTCATGGTTGGAAAGTATGAGGACATCCTGCCTTGCCCAAGCAAGAAATCATGAAATTCCTGAGGGCTGCCCTCGCGCCCTGTTGAGGACAATCGGATTTCGACTGCGCCCTCTACGCCGCCTGGTAAAACAAATATATTGATCGGCGCATCCCATTGAGCATCCGGCCCTGGCGTCCAATGGATCGCTTCGTTAGGAATTGTCCATGTACTTGCACCTGGACCACCGGATAAAGTAACTCGCGAAAGCGTTTCGCCCTCGCCCGTTTGCGCATCAAATTGAGTGATAATTATGCCTCTGGCAAGCCCTTCGGCTTCTCGTCCCTCAAGTGGGCGCATTTCACTTATATATTCGCTCCATTCCCGTGTTGGCGGAGCTTCCTCAGTCACCGGCGTCGGCTGAGCCTCTAGCGCGCTAATCGCTGCTTCAAATTCTGCCTCGCTTGGTTCAGCCGGCCCAGCCCAAATCTGCTCATAGGCATCCACCCACCGTTCACGCGCCTGACTGCTCCAACCAGGCCTCATATTTCCCATTTCTGTATAGCCAGCATTCTCCAAGGTACTAATTGCTTCCTCTATGCTGCCGAAATAATTGCCTTCAAGGTCTGCATAGAAACGTTCATCGCTGGCAATCAATTCATAATCCATTCCACCTCGACCATTACCACGAGGTATAATTTTCACCTCATCGCCAAAGGCACGATACCAAGTCAGTGCAACATCAGGCACGACCATTGTCGCCTCAGCTTCACCAATAGCTATTCGCACACCACCCTGCATCGTGTAGGGCGTTTCATGCCTTGGCGCTCCGCCAACGACAGGAATCTGCTCCACCAAATCAGCCCTTCTATAACCCTCTGGGCCTGGTACCGCGGGAGCAGGTGGAGGAGCGGTGGGCGAGACAAGCTCGCCTAATGTAACCGGCCCTTGCAACTCCCACTGCTCACCAATATAAGCAGTTACCCAATTTTCATTTTCATCGACGGATGTTTGGGGGACTGGTGTATAGCCGGCCTCATTTAATGCGTTACCAGCCGATTCAGCATCGGCGAACCTGCGCCCCTCCCAACCCTCGCCACTTATCCAATATGAAACGCCTTCTAATTCTGGACTGTCATCCTGCCTGGCGTAAATAGCTGATGCGCCACCCTCTGGTGCCTCATACATCATTGGCATATCAGTGGGGATTGAAACGTTAGCTCTTCCGGCTGGCATTTCCAAATATGTATAACCTCCGGCTGTCTCTCTTATTTCTGCTGGACCTAATAGCATCCTCGGACGGGCAGTTGGCGTGGCAGGTATTTTTATTGCTCCAATTTCCTGCTCATAAACCTCAGGCATTTCGCCACCAGCGGCTAATCTTGCCGCTTCGCTTTGCAGCCAACCATAGGCTTCCTGGACTTGCTCGGCTGTCCAGAACGCGGTGCCGCCCTCGGTCTGGAAGACCTCACTATATCCGACAGCACCCAGCTTCGCATAAAACATTGCAGCAGACATAGTCGCATTACCTACAATCCCCCTGTTTTCTTCGGCAGCCATGCGCAATATTTCCATTACCATCTCGGTGCCATAGCCCTCGCCAGAGCGCTTGGATTGAATGAGCTTTAATGCGAAGAAATCCCTGGTAAAGTTTTCCCTTGAAAGTCCTGTCTCGGCCTCTATCCGAGCAATTGTCTCCTCCGGCACATCATCCAAATCTATCTCCATGCGTCTTAATTGCGCTGCACAAACTGGCTCATTGCCATCATACGCAAGCAATTCTATGAAACGGTTGCTTGGCTCATATCCAACTGCCTCGTATCCAATAATTGGGCGGTCTGGTTCCAGATAATCCCGAAATTGCTCCATCTCTTCATCGTCAAGATCATCTTCGGTAGCCGGCTCAATTACTTCCTCGACCAAGCTAAATCGCCTATCATTCACTTCATTGGAAAATGCTCTGATCACATCTTCTTGGGTAATCTCGGCCGCGGTAGCGCTTCTTATATATCCTCGCCCTCCAGGTAAAAATTCAGTCAGATCATCAAATGCTTCAACCGCTTCTACAGGAAGCTGCCCCTCCGAAATCAAAGTGCCAACGACCTGTCTTTGTATCTCAAGCTCGATAGCGTTTTTAATATCGGCCTCTCCCCATCTGATAAATTCCTCATCAGTGAGGCCAAGAAAATTTTGAATGTCCTCATAGGTGCGAAGCTCTTTATCTATAAGAGAACGCTCCGCAGCCTCAATCGTATTCCATTCATCTTCAATGAAATGTACTGCCTTCTCATAATTGAGATTTGTTAAATATTCTTGCAGTGCATCATCATCCACCACATAGTCGATTGGCTCTTCCTCAGGCTCCCCCAAAATCGGCTCGCCCTCTTGCCATCTGTTGAGCGCATCGGCAGCTACTGATCCAGCGAAGCTCTCACCCTCAGCCCATTCACGATTGTCTACTTCTGATGCAACAATTTTCCAATCATCATATGGCACATCTTCACCAATCTCTATTGATGTGATCGGATTTAAGATGCGATTCATCTTTTTCAATACGCTCGGTCCAATTTGTTCTGGGGCTAACTCCGGCTGTCTGGCATATACTCCTGGCTCTTCACTGATCGACACCCCAGGCGCTCCAGCGCCGGCAGGTAATGAGCCGCCGACTTCGCCTGGTCGTCCTCTGTGACCATGATGCCCAGACCCTGGACCACCGCGGGAAATAAATCTGCGCAGTACGCCGAATATGCGCTTGGCTAATGACTCTTCATCTTCTTCGGCCTCTGGCGCTTCGCCCACGGCCTCGCCCTCAGATATTGGCTCCGATTTTGGTAAAGGCAAAGCCTCGCCTGGGGCAGCCGGTGGTTCGCCTTCAGGACTTTCGGGAATTGGCTCTTCGGCCTCCTCTGGAGGAAGCTCCTCCGCTGGTGGCAATTCGGGCGGAGCAGACAAGGCATCTACCTGCTGCTCTAATATCCATTCATCATACGATTGCCCCTCGTAAGGATATGGCTCATCCTCAGGCACCGCCTCGAAGTTGCGATCATAATAGTCATCGCGCAGCCGGCGAATCTTTTTCAACCAATATCTGTCATTACTGGCGTTTCGCTGTCGCTGCAAGTAATTGAATCCTGCTCGATTTCTAGGAACGAATAAAATCCCATCATTATCCAAATGGGTTAAAAGTTCATACAGTGTTCTATCTGGCGCTTGGCGAGTGGTCAATCTTATGCGCTTAAGTGTTTGAGGTCCCCAAGGCGCGACATAATATCCCCTTGCATTCTTTTTCCAACCCTCGAGGGTTAATCTAGTGGTCACCTCATCGGTAAGCTCTGCCAGAAGCTGATGGGCAGCCTGCTCCTGGGCGGTAGAAGTAAATTTGCCCCCTCGCCTACCTATCGATGTTTCTAATCTGTACGGCTTGTCTCGAAAAACCACCATGCGCCGGAGGCTCACAATCGCATAGACAATTTGACCATCGACCATTGCCGTTTTTTCGGAGACAAATGCGCGTTTTTCAATGTCCCTAAAATCAGGAACACCACGACCGCCAGGATGAAGACCAGCCGATGTGGGCAAACTTCCACCTCTGGTTCCTTGCCGGCCTCTATGTCCATGATGACCAGACCCCGGCCCACCCTTTTCTTCGAGCGCGACTCGTCTAAGTGATCCTCGGATTTTGCCCTCTTTTTTCTTACCCATCTTGCCTCCGCTTACCAAACATCTTTTTCAATCCGCTCATAAAATTATCGAAGGTGCGCCGCACTTGCCCAACTGCTTCAGCCACCTCTTCATCCTCCAACTCGGTTTCCTCGGCTGCTGGTGCAATTTGATCCTTTACAAATCCCTTGCGCCGCTGAGCGCTGACCAGACCTTCAGGAATTGCGAAAACACCATCACTTGGTTCCTTCGCTCCACCAAGATATGTATCCCCGCCTTCTCCACCTTTATCTCTCAACCAACCTCCGGCCTCTTGATCTATATGAATGCGATCCCCCATTTCCATTGATTCATCGATGGGGATTTGCCCACCAGCAAGCTCCAGAAAAGTCTCGCCCATTTCCCATAATGCTTCTTTAGCGTCTTTCTCTTCAGCCAATTGGCCAATAATATGCAGCGCTGTTTCCTCATCAATCTCTATATAATCCTCGTCACCGCCAATGCCCATGAAACCTAGCATTTCAGGATTGTCAACCCAACCCTGCTCAGGATCAAATCGCTCAGTGACTATATATTCCTCACCGACCTCAAACCTGTGCAAAGATTGAGGCGTCTGATATTTGTCACTGTCAGGATTTTCACTCTGTCTGGCAAAAAACCTCATTTACTTCTCTCCTGGCTTCTCCCTAACGACTTGTCTACCTGGTAAATTCTCCCAGCCTGGGGGCTGCTCTGCGGTGGCATAAGCATCAGCCATCTGCTGCCAGAGTACACGACGATCAGCCGTGTTCCTGGTTTCGCGGAATTTTTCATAGATTGGGTGCACTTGCTCTTTTATCCGCAAGCTGTCTTCGGTATGAAATTGTAGCTCGAAGCGCTGCCCACTCTCATGGATAACCACGGTATTATATCCATCATAGTTGTCGCCACTGGCAAAGAAATTTTTATACTTTTCATCGTATTGCGACCAGCCCTGCTTCTCAAGCTCGGCTTGAACGCGCTGCACATTCTCAACAAAGGCTTCATCGTTGAGCACCAATGTATAGCGGTTGCGGTCGTTTATTTCCGATGCTGCCTCTTGAGCAGAAATGCCTTTTTCAAGCATGTCTCGCTCAATCTTATTTTGCAAACTCTCAGCGGATTTAACCGCATGTTCAAGCCCAGTTAAATTACCGCCAGAAAGCTCAGCCAACGTTTGCATCATTTCGGTTAATGCAGGCTCGGATTGTTCTGCCTGCGATTGATAATATTGCGCCACTGTCTGGCTATCGCCAGGCTCCAAATCAGCCAGCCCACTAACGGCGGTGCCCGCCGGCCGCTTTGCTCTTGGCTGTCTTCCAAAACCAGGCATTGTCGGTTGCGCACTTGGAGCGCCATATCCAGCGCCAGGCATCGAGCCGCCGACCTCACCCTGCCGACCTCTGTGCCCATGATGACCGCTGCCTGGGCCACCACGACTGGCAAACGCGCTAACATCAGTGCCAAATGGACTTGGCACTCTACGTCTGCGCCCTCCTCCGGTAGCGCCAGTTTCTACTCCAAATCCAGCAATGCCCAATGCTGCGCTTAAACCTGCTGGCGTAACTGGGTCAAGCCCTGCCTTTATCCTATTCTGATTAAACTTGATAAACCATTCTGGCTGCTCTCCACCTGGCCAAAATAGTTTACCCTCCTCTGTTTCAACCGCCGAAGGCGGCTCCATCTGATATGCCTCTGGTATTCTCAGCCTCGGCTCTTCAAAAGCCGGCATCTGTTGTCCATAAGTTTTTTCATAAACTACACGGAAGAACCATTGGTCACGTAATTCTTGAGCCATTAATCGCTGCTCTCTGCTGAAGGTGCCCTCCTCAGTTTCCAATGTAATCCGGCCGGTGAAAACGCCTTCCTGCTCAGGATCAGGTATCCAGCCTTGGGCAAGCGCTTCGCGATAAGCATCACGCAAACTTGAATATTGTCCATACCGCTGACCTTTCCCACCCCCTATTCCTACATAAGTGCCAGCAGTGCTTGGCAAACTACCGCCGACCTCACCAGGTCTACCTTTATGGGCACGATGACCACTGCCTGGACCACCGCGCTCTATCACACGTCGAAGAGCGCCGTCCACCTCCGGCTTACCCTTCACGGTGATGACCTGCACTCTGCGCAATGACCCCGATATTAGATAATCATCGTGCCTGCTCATCTATTCAGCCTCTTCGCCTATCTTAAGTCCTGCTTCTGGTACACCCTCTTCCGTTAATTTCTCAGCCAGTTCTTCCGATGCTTCATATAGCGGCCGCCGTTGATCAACTTTAGTCGCATATGCGCGAATACCATCCTGCCCCAAAACCAGCCATTCATACTCGCCGCCAGCCGCTGGTCCTGTTTCATAATCAGCGAGCAATCTTTCAATCGGTACATCGGCTGCAATTAATGTTCCTGATCCCGCTGGGCTACCTGCGCCGCCCGCCATACAAGCAAAGTGACCGGCTCTCGATTTTGAAAACGTCCAGCTTGACACAGAATACATATCCAAATCCACCCAGCCGCCATCGGCTCCCTCGGGCAATCTCGCTTCCGGCGTGCTGCGCAGCCCTCGATATAACCGAACAGTATCCCCTTCTTGAAAGCCAGCTTCTGAAAGTTTGGCTTGTGTATCTTCGTAAATTCGCTGGGCAAATTCGGTGGTATCGAGGCTCATATCATGATCGCGCATTCCTTCAACGAAAGCTGAAAATTCGATCAACTCTTCGCTAATCTCATCTTCTGGACGATCAAAGTAAGCCTCCTTATTTTCGTATGCGCCCAACACAACATCATCGCCCCATTCATTAACAAGCGCATCAAAGGTGCCATCTAAATCGCCGCCCAACACGCGCTCTTCTGGTATTGCCTCTCCACCAAATGCGAAGGCTACGCCCTCTGAAAATCTGATGCTGGCGATATTATCAGACTCCTCCGTAGGACCACCATCGATCCAACCTCTTGTAATATTTTCAACCTCCTCGATTGTCTTGGCATCGTACAAATCGTTGATAAAATCCTCTTCGCCATATCCTGCTTGCGTCCTGCCCCATTGCTCAGGATTGAATGGCTCGCCTTTCTCATAATTCATCGTTTCCCAGCGATAGCGCTCCTGGAAATCCATTTGATCCACACCGGCTGGGGGTGGTTCATCACTCACTGGATTCTCTGGCACATATTCATCAAAGGCATCTTCAAATTTAATCGTCCACCTCGGCTTAGCTGATGGTGGCACATAGGTTAATTGCTCCGGCATAGTGAAGGTTTCGGCGATATTCTTAACCTGCTCGGCTGACAAGTAAGTAAAATTCCTATCCTCAAATTGCTCTGTTGCAAAACCCATCTGCGCGTACCATGCCAGTGAATCCCTGCCACAAATAGCCCAGATGCCTTTTCCATGCGCCGCTGCCTCAATCGCTACCTGAATCATCATTTCTTCGCCATTGCCTTCTTCAGCGGCGAACATGCCATTTATTTTCATCATCTCCTGAGGATTAATTCCCTCGGCAGCCCAAATATCAGCGATGATCCTCTTTGGCATCGCGTCATAATCTAATGCAGCAATTCCTACAAGCTCACCATCACTTCCCAATGCCAATCCCTGGATCGAATCATCTTCGTGTCGCCTTGCGCGCTCAATGTCATATAAAATTTGCTGAGCTACCCCCCAACCTTCCTTGCCCTGCCATGAATAAACGATTTCCTTGAGCATGGGAGTGAATACTTGAGTACCATAGACTTGATGGCGCGGCCTGGGCGAATATTCGCCATATTTGCTGGGTGCAGGCGTACCGGCTGGTGCTGCTCCTCCCACTTCTCCTGGCCTGCCCACGTGCCCTGCAAATCCTGATCCTGGACCACCACGGGTTATCCAGTCAGCTTTTTCAATGGCTTCTGCAATGTCCTCTGGCTCGATCGGCCCTACTTGAGGAAGCGGAATGGATGATATTTGGTCGGCTAAAATTCTTGCATTTAGCTTTTCTAATTCACGTTCCCTATTTCGCCTTATAGCTCGCTTGGATGCTCGATAGGCTTGAACGATATGACTTTGTTCGGGATCGACCTTTTCCAAATCGTCGGCTATCTTGCCGCTCATGCCCATTGCCTGTAAATTCTGCCCGATCCAACGATCTGCGATGGCATCAATCGGAAGCACTGGAAGAGGCGAGCGAAATGGAAATGCCTCTTCGACCCACAAGCCCAGCATCCCTCGACGCCCACGGGTTGCTCGGCTGCCTGGCTCGAATCCATTTTGATCGGCGTAGGCATCATTAGATTGCTTAACCTGTATAACTTGCACCATATTAGTATCGGGATTCATCCCCCATTCAATAACATATGGATTCCTATCTGCTTCGTAAACCTGAGCATCTATGCCATCACCACCAAGCACAATCCATTCGCCCTCATTTTGATTAGGTGGACCAGTGTCGCTGTTAGCAAGCAATCTATCTATCGGCACGTCGGCGGCGACAATGGCACCATCGCCACCTTGCATTGAAGCAAAACCATATGCTGTGTCTAAATCATATGACCAGGATGATGCAGACCACATTTCCACTCTATGTACACCTTCATCACCTTCGGGATTCCAACGCTCATCATTTATTGCCCCAATTCCTCTATAAAGTCTGACCGTATCGCCTGGTTGATACCCTCTTTCAGCCAACCATCGCTGGGTGTCTCGATACATTCTATTTACGATGCGACTGCCTGCTTCTGAAACCTCTTCTTCCGACATCTGCATATCAATCAACGATGCTTCGACAACCCCAAGTTCTTCAACGGTTTCGAGATCGATTCCTGCCCGTTCGCGTGGTATTGGATTACCGCCAAATTGGTCTGCTACCGCCTCGGATAATAGGATCGATCCTGGCTGAGTGGTTGCCTCCAACCAAGCATCATTTATGATTGCTGCATAGTCCGCATCTTGACCCTCAATATTAGGCGCGTATTGTTTGGGGTCATACATTAATAACGCATTCTGAATATAAAAATAGGGATCGCTGCCGCCAAGCTCATTTGCTAATCTATGCTCTAGCGTGCCTTCGGTTATTGCTCTACTAGCCCAATTTTCCATTATCGTTGTGGCTATGTCTGGTTGAACCTCATCGAAAGCCCCATTTGACCACGCCTCGTTGGGATTAAATATTATTTCGCCATTAAATTCGCGAAGCCCAAGCCCCATTACTCTTGATACCTGTTTCTGATACCATTTTTCATCCCTCACGTTTTCCGGCGTATAGTCTAAATATTGCTGAACATAAGGCACGTCTTCAGGTTCTATGTCTTTGAATGGATCATAATCCACGTCACCAAGAGATTGTCGCAATGCAGCGAGGGTTGATTGATGCTCAGAAGTTATATAATCATCTAAATGATACTGATCGATCAAATGATCCAAAATATCTAAGGCGTATGCTCCAAACTCTTTTTCGGCATCGGTTAACTCTTCTTCAGGGAATTGATCCAATCTATATTTCCAATCATGAGCGACATACATTGCTTTGCGGACTCGCTCGCGATCATCAATTGGTACCGCGTTTGAAGTCCATACCAAATGATCAAGGACCTCATTTATCTTCGATAGCTCCGTGCTAATTTCTTCGCGATTAGCCGGCACTCGTACGCGCCCCAAACCTCTTGGCTCACCGGCATATTTTTGTCTAGGCATTTTCTTGGGTGGGGGTGGAGTGCCTTCGGGTGCAGCCCCGCCAACTTCACCTGGACGACCAACATGCCCCTTAAAGCCGCTGCCAGGACCGCCCTTAACTATAAAAGGCCCATCTGCCAACTTGACGATTTTTTTGGTTGCACCGACAGCAACAGATTCGCCGCGGAGCAGTGCGGCGAATTGTGCGCGCGTAACTTCGATTTCCATTACGCCTCCGTCCGCTACGCTATTCTAAAATTTCATACCCCCATCTTTGTTTCCAGCCCAGCGCTGCCAGATGAGATACAAGGCTTAAGGCAATTCCAGTCACTGCCTCGCTTAAGATTGGCACATAGATCGGATCGAGCAAATTGAAACTAAATAGATAAGCCATTCCAGCGTAAACCCAACAACCTACGCAGAAATCACATCCACCAAGCTCGGTTAAAAATGGATGCAATTTCCAAATTAGGTTGGTCGGGCCACTGGATTGAATGACCCATATTAGCAATCGCCCGATAACAGCCAAGGTCAAAATTCTCATCTGACAAGCACCCACATCATCGGGACTTCCGAGCCACCCCGCATAAGTGCCCTGGCGCTGAACAGCGACCATCCTTCATCAAGATAGCTTTTCAGATAGGCATCAACGCCAAATCCACTTACTTGCCCCTCCATGATGTTAGAACCTAGCGTTCGTTGAATATGCCAAATCTCTTTATGTTTTGGCTCCAATCCATTTCGCACTTTGCCAAATATCCAAAGCACCGAAAGTCCATCAGGGCCATAGCCCAAAGGCTCGACAAAGGCAAGCTCCCATCCCTTGGCAAAAAATTCGTTTTCAATTTTGCCCTTGATTTCTTCTGGCGATTTTATTCCCTCGCCCAAGCCACCAAGTGGATGAATGGTGCGCGAGTAATGATAGAGATTTTCATATCGGCCAAAGGTATCGGGAACATATGGAATAGCATGTAATCCGATTTCTTCCACCCTTTTTTCGGCCTCAGCAATTTTCAATCGAACCTCAATCAAATCCTGCACATCACCTTTTAGGATTCGTCCATCTTGTCCTGTGCCACGAACATCCGCCAGATCAATATTGCTTGCGCGGGCCAAAATCATAGCCGGCTCGGTCGCCACAATCATCTGCTCCTCAGCTTCCGGCGCTGGCTCTTCTTCCGGCGCTGGCTCTTCTTCTGGCGCTGGCTTTTCTTCTGGGGCCTCTTCAGCTAATATTGCCCCAAGACTTTCATGCAATTCTTCTGAGAAGGCGTCTGCCTCGGTCATCGGTAACCTCCATTATTTTTTTTGGGCTACCCCGCAGCGCCCGCTTACTTGCCGTTCCAAATTTTCCAATCCCCTTTTGCAACCGCGTCGAACAAGTCCTCCTCTTTAAAAAATATCGTGCAGTGACAAACGTTTGGATGTGCCGGTGGATGAAGTTGCCCGCCCTTACCATCCACACCCCCCGTTTTAAAAACTGTTCGATAAATATAATCCAATGGTACAAAACCCAACTTCTCATTTGCCTCACAAACTGGACATGGACAGGGATTCCCCTTTTCAGTAACCCCTCGCTCGCCTAAGTGCACCCATCCTTTTTCACTCAAGCCGCTGTGTATCATCTGTCCTAATTGGCCGGCGTTCTCGGCTCGATTGATTTCGGTATTTACAATGCTGATCGAGCGCGACTTGCTCATTTCAATCAAACCATCGTGAACAAGCTCCTCGACCGATCCCATATATTCATCCCATCTGAGCAAGGTTTCAGCCGCTACACCTTCCCTTAATGCTTGAGCTATTTGTGGCGCGGCAAGTCCCTGACGCACACCCGAAGTGATGATTCTTTTAATAAAAGTCTTCGTGCCTTGATTGACATGGGTGACAAGATCAGCCGCCTTCGCTTCTAATTCGCTCATGACGGTTTTGTTCACCACATTAAATTCGTAGCCAACCAAATTGGGTCGCGCCCATAGTCCTTCCTCGTACAAAGCCCTCACCGCATCTAACGCAATGGTTTCCATCCCCCGCTCATAAGCCAACACAAATATTTCCAATATCTGAGCTTTATCGAGGTCGGATAGTGTCTGCCACCAAGGATCATCTTCCAGATGTTTATCAAGCTCTTCATGGATGTCATTTATGCCTTGGCGCAAAATAAGGCTCTCCATCTCAGATGGCAGATCGAAGTCCATTGCGCACATTTCTGGCAGCCAGAAATCTTCTATCTGGTCATCGGTGATCACTTCAAATGTTTTGGCTACGCTTGGCACCATTGCCCGTGTAGCAACTTTTATCAATCGCCGGATGCGAGGGCTTTCTGCGCGCTGATTGATTGCATCCATGTGCGGTTTCACAATCTGAGCCATCATATTTTTAAGTTCGATTGATTCCCATTCGTGCGGCTGCTTTCGCGCATCTTCTGGTCCCTGCCTCCAGGTCATCTTAGGGGTCGGACCTCCTCTTCCTCCCTGGGTAGGCGGAACCTCCTCTTCCGGTGGCATTGATTTACCAAACGGAAAATCTGGCTCTGCTTCAGGAGCCATCTGCTCTTCTTGAATAGCTAATTCTTCGGGTAGCTCATCCACATCTATTTCGGTTTCGAGTAATCCTTGAGCCACAAGCTCTTGACGTGCCTCTTGCTGGGTGATCATCTTCCCTGTGACCAATGAGGATAGCGCCTGCCCATAAGACACAAGTGTTTTAGACTTCATTAATTTTGATTCTTCATCGACATCAATCCAGACAAATTTTATTTGCTCAGGTAAAATCCTGTCGAAATGATTTTCAAAATTGGTCTTACCTGTAGCATAGCCTGATCGTCTTGATTGCCGCTCACCGCGTATAACTCCAGCTAAAGTCTTCTCACCTTTTTGCTGCTCCAATCCAATGTCTGAAAGTCGAAGTCCATACGCCGCGGCAAGTAGCTGAGCATATTTGGCGGTTACATTGTCATACATCATGTCAATGGGTGGGCGATTGAGCGGAATCCATTGGGCTGCTTTTTCGTGGCTGTGCAGGATGGGAACCTTAAAGCCGTCAATCCCTTGGAACAACGATTTCCATCCCTCGATCCATTGATCGGCTGTCTCTTCATCCATATCCATCAAATCTAAAATGCCGGCCTCTGGAGTGTCGAGCAGCAAATTGGCATAGTATCGATCACCTCTGAAAAGCATTTCCACTGCCAAATACGCTTTTTCAGGCGGAGCCATTCCCCAGCCCTTGCGTCTTATTTCGGGCCTGGGCGAAATCATCATTCGTTCCATCGCATATTTGGGGAAGTTTACGATTGCCCCTGGTAATTCAGGGACTCGCTGCTGCACCGGAAAATCTTGATCGCCGGTCGGAAATAGTGTTGCTGCATCCACGTGATGCAATGCCAATACATGACCTTCGGGATCATCGTCTTCACGCACAACTTCGCACATCGCACCAAATGGCAGGTCATACATGTCCTGACCCATTAAATCCACATAGGTATCAAAGCTGCCCTCTATTTGAAAGAAAAGGTCTTTATAATAATCAATTGCTTTTTGGATGTTTCGATTTCCAACATCTTCGGGGTGCTTAGGGATGATGTCCCACTCCATGTTTTTGAGGTTGGAGATTAGAGTATCACGACAGATGCCGGCCAATGGCTGATTGCGAACAAAGGCACGCCATCTCTCAGCTTGCAACCAACCAGGATGCCCCCAATATGGAATCCATCGTTGAAGATAGGACTGGAGATTTATTGCCCGCTGGCGACGTGGGGTTTCAACTTCAGATGGGACTTTAGCTATTGCAGTTTTCGCCATTTGCCGGCCTCCATGATTCGCCAGAATCTACAATGTCATCATGCGCAGCATGAGGAAAACCAGCAAGCTCATTTAATGCTGACTTATTCCATGCACCTCGGAGCATGAACAAATTGCCGGCATTTATCTGCGCAGCCAATGGGGTTGCTCTGGTTGTTTTATCCCCGCTCGATGGTATGCCAGCTACATCAAAGCCTATGAGTTGACGTGTATAAAACGCGATCTGTGCTTTTCCGCTCTGACCTGGCTCTTGCTCCAATCGTACCCTGACCCCCCGACCGTCAATTCTGGCGGTTTGCTTTACCAAATCTGTCACCATCTCCGGCCCCATAAAAGCATGAACGAGGTCCAGCCAATAGACATGACCCTCGTAAACCACGATCAACGCGCCGGCGGTTGCATCGGGGTCTTGTTTAAGCAGCTTTTTCTCACTAGCTGCCAAGTCCCAAAATCTGGTGCCCCTAATAACTTTGGTGATGATTGGAAATGGATCAGGGTTTCTTGGCGTTGCAGGAGGTAACCTTATTTCGGCTACCTCGGCTGGCACACTGTCTACGATTTGAATGCGCCCGATCTTAAAATAATCACCTTCGGGCTTCGTGGGCATTTGTTGATATTCAGCCGACCAAACATAGCTTCCCAAGTCCAGACGCAAGTCCTCCAAATATGCCCTGGAGAAACGACTAGGAGCCAATGCCTCCCCTGGTGCCCGACCTAAAATGTCGCCCTCTAAGGCAAGCGCCGGATATGAAATTACTTTCCATTTGCCGCCTTCTTCGATCCGACCCTCTTGTTTTAAGATGCGACCAGCCAAATCGTCTTCATGCCATCTGGTCATCATCAAAACAATTTTTCCATCCTCCCACATTCGGGTTTTAAATGTGCCGATCCACCATTGCCAAATCCGTTCCCTGAGCGCATCCGATTGCGCGGCAGCCCAATTCTCTACTGGGTCATCAACGATTCCCAAACCAAAGCCGTGACCAGTGATCGGGCCACCAACGCCGGCTGCCATCACATAGCCTTTGTTCTCGCGCAAGTGCCAGTCAGCCATGCGCCAATTCATGGTGTCACGGAAAACATTTCTGAAAACGTGCCAATAGAAGGGGGATTCAAAAACCGCTCTAGCATTGCGGCTATTGCGGTAGGCTAGACTGGCACCGTATGAAACCAAAGCCACGGGCAAATCAGGATTGTGAGCCAACCAGAAACTGGGAAGTCTTGTAGAAACTAGCTCGCTTTTACCATGCTGAGGTGGAGCGAACAGCATCAGATTTTTTACATCAGGAGTGCCGCCAAGCTCCTCTGGCAAAACGAGCTTATTTAATTGTGTGCACACGTGCCGATGAAATGGCTCAGCTTTATATGTGGGGAAAGTGTATAAAGTAAATTCCAAAAGATCGTTATGCGCCCTTTTCTTTGCCCTGTCCTCATCGGTAACTATTGGCTGCGTGCCGCATTCATCACGAATAGCATCAATGTACGCATCTTGGACCTGATCGTACACATAAAAGTCCCACATTGCAGGTGCTTTTACTTCATCCATCATCTTTTATCCACACCCTGCGCTCTTGGCAATATGGCTAACATTTCGCGCGAGTATGCTTTTCTATCCTCTGGGGCACGGATGTATTTCACCGCAATTCTATTGCCCCAAACCAGCACTTCTAAAACTTGGGCTGTGGGAATTAGCTCTTTGGCATCCTGCATGAGAATGTTTTGCTTCATGGTGATTTCACTATGGAGCTTCATGTTTTCGCGCGCTTCGATCCAAAAGATTCTCTCTTTATTTAATATCTCAAGTGCCTTATCCATTTTCTTTAACGCGGCTAACATACCTCTTCGATCATCATGATCAATTGCAGTTCGTAGACTGGCCACATTTAAATTTAATTCATCGATTGCAGCAGGAATATCTAATTCGTCCAGTGCATCCATGATGATTTGAGTCCTGCCTGAAAGCAAGGCTATCTCACTTGCCAGATTCAAAATGTTGGGGTCTTTTAAAACGCGGTTGTATTGGGCAAGAATATTTGCCGGTGCCATATATCTTCCGTGTTTGGGTGTCCTTCCCCCCGCCGCGCCATGCACCCAGCAAACATTCGTCCCTTTTACCCTGGGCTTTCGACAACGCCTTGGTGCTCCACACTTAGGGCATTTTGTCAATCGCTCTTCATCATATACGTGATAACAGTTATAGCATTTGGAATTTAGTGCGATGCAGCGCAAGTGATCTGCTGGCAACTTCGCCATGTATAAGCCCCTATGCTTCCCCGCCCACGGGTTGACTGACTTCCCATGTCCGATCCTCAGTCAGCCCCCTGATAAAATACCCTTGCGCCCGAAGATGGGGCAAGAGTGCCTCCGCATAGTGACCATAGATTTTGATGCGCGGCAGCCACCGCCGTTTTGTAGACTTGTACGTTTCTGGCTTCCCCAATATCCAGTTGAGGTAGCTGGAATAAAGCCCCTTTACCCCATCTTCCTCAGCGATGAAAGCGGTGCGCAAAAATTTATCAAGCGCGATGTGGTGATAAACGATTTGACCATCTTGATTGGTAGTAACATCAATCAGCCAATGAAACTTTTTTTCAATAAAAAATCCGATCAGCGCCTGACTTCCACCACCAGATTTCCAGGTTATTAGTGGGCGAAAGACGCGGCTGGCGCATTCGTATTGCCAACCATCAGATGTTAATATTGCAATACCAGTGGGACGCCAGGCTATATAATCGCTCCGCTCCTGCGGACAATATATCTTATAAGCCTTCAAGCTCCTGGACATTTTCCATTGCCTCTCTTTTTGCCATCGCCCGCTGTGCTTCAGTCATCGCCCAAAATGTTGTGGCATCAAAAAAAGCAACCAAATCTTGAGAGATGTCAATCAGCACTTCGCCCACCTGCTCGACCAGATCATTCCAATCCCGCATCTGATCTAACAATTTCACAGCAGATTCCTTTGTCTCTGGATTGCAGGCTAGAGAGCCAACCATTTTTAAGACCTTGTACATATTATCGAAATGATCAGTATTGATCTTTTTGGCCAGCCCCATGAAGCGGTTGCTGTGAGTAGAGAGGTGATCGACCACTACCTCGACTTGCGCGGCCAACAATTGGATACCTTGTTCACTGTCATGATAGTGATCGTTCATGGAACATATCCTAGCAGAGTATATGTTCCGATGCAAGCACATTTGCGCGCTGCTTAAAAACAAACTCCCTAAATTCGGGTGAATCTAGGGAGTGCAATCCCTAATTTTACCAAAAAATTCAAGTGGGGAGAATGTAACAAGTGCGCGCGCTTGCTACATACTAGAACATGCCCAAGGTGCCCAACATTCTCGCCTGAGCCATCTCATTGTAAAGTGCCGAGATTTCTATGCCCACCACCTCGCTCCAGCCGGCCTGGTGCGCAGCGATACACTCCGACCCCGATCCGCTGAAAGGAACCAGCAATCGTGCCTTGACGCCCTTGGGAGGCTTTATCAATTTCGCCAAGTAGCGCAACAGATCGAGCGGCTTGACGGTCGGATGGATGTTTCCCTGCGCCCTCTCTCTGCGTGGCAGGCACCGCCATTCATCTTCGGATATTCGCTCGAAGCCATCCGGCACCCTCTTCCAAAAATATTTATCCAATCCCTTGTCCTTCTCTGCTGGGCTTGCCTTGCCGCAATAAAAGAAACGAGAGGGACCGCCCATATCGCCATATGAAATCATTGGCGTTCCTGCTTCTCGGCTCTCAGCGCCAAAGGTCATTCCTAAATGACCTTGCGATGTATCTTTCTTTATCGCACCCTTGCCAGAAGTCAACATACCCGCCTGGTCATCCAACTGCCGGATCGGGCATTCCGGCACGCACGCCCAGCGCTCGATTATTTCCATTCCATTTTCGTCGCCGGCCGTTTCTGACTGGTACTCAAGTCCTAGTCCACCTGCCCCGCCGAACGGTTTGGCTCCTTCTTCCCACCGATTTATCACCCTGGCTGGTACTCTGGTACTACCGATGAGCTTACAATCTTCATGATGGGACAGCAGCAGGTTTGCCGGCCAGCGGCCTCTATTACTTCCAAATACCTCTTTATCTGCATCATCCATCCATGGCCTTTTATACCCAAGGTGATGTGCACTTGCCCATCCTTTACAGTCTCTTTGTAAATCTTCCTTTGTTTCTATCCTCCCTCCGTCAATATTCAATGCCCCGCTCCCGTGCTCCAGAGCGAGCCTAGCAAACGTTTCGCCATCTCTTGGTGCTCGGCATAGCAAGATCGGCTCCCAGGACGGCTTGAGGGCTGTCCCGTAGCCTTGCCACTCTTCGGCTTGCTCATTATCAATCCCCTTGCTAATGTCATGACTCTTCGGGAAGCCCGATCCATACAGCCAGAGCAGCGTATCATAGACCTCGAAGCCTCCGGCCTCCAGCCCGACCGCCAGGTGATGCCAAGTCCGCGTGCCGCCAAAAAAGAGACAGACCGCGCCAGGATGCAGCATTTTATCAATCAAAAGTTTCGCCCAGGTCTTGACCCATTCCCGATATTGGTCAAGGCTCTCGAACGAATCCCAGGATTGCCCCATGAAGCCTTTAGACAAGCGCGCAAAGCTCCCGTCCATTCCATCTTCTTGGGCAGGAGCGCTGCCAGGTTTTCCAAACCTCTTGGCGACCGAAATCAAAGCATATGGCGGATCACACAGGATCGCGTTAAAACGTTCGCCCGTGTAGTCACGGGCGAATTGAATGATGTCAGCCTCCAACAGTGAGGGTAGGTTCGGCAAGATTTTCCACCTGTTCTGCCAAAATTTCAGCCATTGATTTGCCCTCTTGCCTCGTCGATAACCAATCGACATGCTCATAGATGGGCAATGCGATTATTTCATATACTGAAATTGTACCTCCTTTACGTTGGTTCTCATAATGATCAACCACTACCTGGAAGTGGTAGAAGCCAGTCATCCTGAAAACATTTCCAAGATGATCTTTATAAAGATTGCCGACTAAATCATTGAGCGTCCTGGCTGCATCAGACACGCTCGCTGCCTCGAAATATAGAACGGGTAGCATTTCATTTTCCATCGGAATCCTCGCTTCTGTGCACTTCACAAAAATCCCCCTCACCCTCGACGACATTTGGACATCGTATAGAGGGTGCCTTAAAGTTAAAGCCACGCGTGACGGAAATACATTTTTTCATTCGACTAAACTCGCCGGCGCGCCTGGCGACCCAATCCTTGTTGGTCAAAAATGCGTGCGTTCTCGGCTCTAGTATTTTAACATGATATAGAGTGAATCGGGCAAAGGGCACGACCTCAACAATCTTGCACTTCGGCCCGTGCCCCTGCTCCAAATAAACTATTTCACCGATCTTGGCATTGCGGATCATACAACCCGTGCCATCCTCATGGCGCGGACTTCCGCCTCGGTCACATTCCAGGTTGCGATGATCTGAAAGAAAACTCCGGTTACATGTGTGATCAAATATGGATCAATAGGTCGTACAATCCTCTTCCACAAAGGTTCCCATAGTATGTCATATCGGCTTAGATTCTTCGGTCGAATTTCCAATGGAATCATGGGCACTGGAGCCTCGGCTTCTATTGGACTGCCGAACCATTCTCTAATGAACGATGTGGGCATCATGTCTTGAATAGTTACTATGCCGCTAAAATTTATCGATCCATCTGTGAGGACTCTGCAAAACACATTATTGGCATTAGCATGGGCAATTGCCAATTTGGGAAGTTGCATCTTGGGATCAACACCACCCGATCTTAGCGCTTTTTCCAAGTCAATGACTGGCAGCTTTTCTTCTAGTGCCTGTCCCAATAAATATATGCCCCCCTCGCGGATGGTTCTATCTGACACGCTCGCTAATCCCTTGGCCAACTCGACAATTTCTTGATCCACGGGCAGCGTAGCATTTTTAACAATCGCTTTCAGGTCTAGCATTTGAAACCTCCTTTACTCTCTATAAGGATTTGCAACATCTTCCACATTTCCAAATTCGCACGAATCAACATCCCCAATTCGGCGGAAATAAAATTCAAGATTGTCCCAAGCATAGCCGAATCATCATCTATCATTCGCTTTGGAAAATCTGCGTTGATATGGCCAATTGTTCTCAATCCATTATATAATTCTTCAAACTCATCGGTTTTCATTTGATTGCTCGCTTCTCTTTCCTGGGCTTCTTAACAAAGGTGGCTCGCTTTCTTTATGTGGTTTTCTTCATTAAGCTGGCTCGCTTGACCATCCTGGGTTTCTTTAAACATGTGGCTCGCTTTATCTTAATGGGCTTATTATTTCTACTGGCTCGCTACCCTTTCCTGGTTTTCTTAGCAAAGGTGGCTCGCTTTGCTTATCCGGTTTTCTTTGATGATTTGACTAGCCAGCCATAATCCCTTGGATCATGATATGTTGTATGATCCAGTTTATCGTTCACAAATGGCTTCGTAACAGGTAATTTCGCAAACTCCCGCCAGGTCACCCATAGATGGGATAACCATAACTTCATAATCCTCCGCAGCGCTCCGCCATGGCTCACGCCCTTCGATTTCCAATGATCGTAATGCTCGCGATAAGGGCTGTCTTTCCTTATGAGCGCAATAGACAGACCGGCGTAAAGTGGTGCCCGAAGCTGACCTAGCCCTGGATTGCGATCTTTCACACCGGCTGCATTCGCAGGATCAAAGCCAAAGAATTTCCAAAGCGCGGAAACACTTTTTGCCTTTGCGATATTCACTATTGATAGTAAATAAGCCGCCGTTATCTCCCCCATGCCTGGCGCGTCACTCATAAACCCCTTCCACTCCGGCATTTCATGAACCATCTTTACAAGGTCTTTTTTGACTCGCTTCACTCTTTTCCAAAAAAGCTCAAGGTCTGCTAGAAGTATGGCGAGCGTCTCAGCATCCATGTATGGCGATGGGGTGGTTCCTTTAATATCGCCAGTGGCTGCTCGAATGATTCGATCCAGCCGTCCATGGTCTACCTGAAATCGCTTGAATGAGCGGTAGATGGTTTTTAGTAATGGGCGCGGGGAATCTGGCTTCGTGCCCTCTAGCTCCCATTCGCATTTGAGACAGATAATCCTGGTATTTCCAAGCGTCCATTTGCCCCCATCTCTTCCTGGAATAATTCGTTTGAGCCGGCTTGTAAAGCGACTTACTAGCTCACGACCGCATTCATTACATTTTCCCCCTTGCTTCTCGAAATGATAATCGTAAAGGTGCTGATTTTTGGCCATTTCAATCTCCTCTGGCTTTCGCTTTTTTATACTGGGTTTCTTATGAGCAGTGGCTCGCTTGTAATAAATGGGTTTCTTTAATTATTTGGCTCGCTTTCCTTAAATGATTTTCTTGTCCGCAGTGGCTCGCTTTATCTGTTTGGTTTGCTTTAACTAGATGGCTCGCTTCTTGTCCTTGGGTTTCTAACCCTTATTGGCTCGCTTCCTTCATGTGGATTTCTTATTCTAAATGGCTCGCTTTGCCTAATTGGAATCCTTTGGGTCGAAGGCTCGCTGTGCCATCTTGGATTTCTTGGCTAACTGGACTCGCTTTTGCACTATGGTTTTCTTTAAACAATTGGCTCGCTTACTCAAGATGGCTTTCTATGGCATATCGGCTCGCTTATAGTTAGGGGATTTCTTTATTGTATTGGCTCGCTTTCATTTTGTGGGTTTATTATCAAACATGGCTCGCTTTTCTAACATGGTTTTCTTTCGCAAAATGGCTCGCTT